TAGGCATTAAGCAATATGCTCCATAATAATTTTTTCACGGAGCCTATTGACTCCAAATTTTTCCCTCATCCATTCAAGGACATGGGTACTTCCTTTTTCCTGATTACAACGGGTACAGGCACATACGACATTCGTTGCGACATCCTGCCCACCGCGAGCCCTAGGATGAACATGATCAATAGATAATTGACTAAGGTCATAAGTTTTTCCGCAATAAATACATGTATGGTCAAAATGTTCCTTAATAGAGCGCCTCCACAGGCGCTTGGCTTCTGGAGAGGTCATAGCTATTAAGTTGAATAAGTAGTCGTCAGGAGTTGGAAGTAACGGGGTCATGCTCGGCCTTTACGTGCTCGGTTTCTAGATGCTTTTTCAAGGAATGTTTTACCATTCTTTCTGTGTGATACATCTTTACCGTCACCATTACCATAGGTACCCCGTTTTCTGTTTTCTTTGTTTAGTGCAGAACGTTTCTTGATCTGCAATTTAGATCCATCGTACTTCTTTTGGTACGATTTGTAATTACCGTTAGCGTATTTAGGTCCGCTATATTTAGACGTTCGAGCCATGCAGCCTCCGATGTACAAGTTCTGGGTCAACTGTAGGCATCACTGCAGCCAGTTTACTAAGTGGATTGCCATCCATGGCGACACCGCTGATGTCATTTGTCTTAAGCCAGTCACAAGCTGCTTTCAAGTCTTGGGTAGTTGCCTCACCAGATTTTATCCTGGCAAGGAACTCCTTTGTGACAAGGTTGTGCAACTCGTTGAACTGGTCCTCTGTAGCTTTTTTCTTAGCCATTTCTTAATACGATCTGGTCAAGTTTGTTTTCAATGCGTACCATGTGGTCTTCCATTTTAGCTAATAGTTCAGCTAGTTCGGCTTTTTTAACGTAGTCAGAAGCAACAGTTAGCTCTACGCCATCAAGCCGCCGATCTAAGGCACTGATACGCTCATGAACACTATTTATTCGATTATGTAATCTGTTGTTCAAAGCAGCACCGCCCGCAACGACGGCGACAGCTATACTAACAAGTGCTTCACTCATTTTTTACGGATACAATAGGTACAATATCATGACATAATACTTCTACCCTGCTGCCAGGACGAAAGGTAAAACCAGCTTTCATAATTTCAGTGCATTTTAGTGCACGAACCATTTCATAGTTTAACCTCATCTTTTGTTCATGCCGTCTAGCTATCTGTTTGCACAACTCTATCATACTACCGTCTAACGGTACACTGAAATTGACTTGTGCTCCAAAGTTATTAGACCGAACATAGCCATCATGTTTATATGGAATAGTGTCGTTGCCCATATAAAAAGGGCTGAACGTCATTGTTGCCCCGTTGCATGAACTATTTGCACCAAACATTTGACGGGACGGTGCACCATTGTTCTGGAATTGCACCGCCTGATTAGTCACATTGCCTGTTGCTGCAGCTACTGGGTTAGAAGTATTGTACACCTCAGGCGCTTCTTCTGAATAAGCAGGACTTATTGCGAGAAGATAGAGAGTGAGGTAGTGGTAGATGTTGAATCGATGCTTTCGGTGATATCGATTGTTTCGATAATCCCCGCATCTCGTGTTGTGATTTCCAAAGACCAAGGGTCTCCAGCCGTTTCTACGGAAAATGTTGTACTGCTGCCAGAAATGTCTGCGCTTGGTGTAACGTTTGATCCACTCCATGATGAATAATCACCACCATAGACTTCAGTTTCAATAGTACGTTCAATGTCAACCGTGGTGGTTGTAGTCGATTGCATTGATCCCTGGGTAAAGTTTGGGGTTACTTGCTGTGCGGCTGCAGGGCTAGCCAACATCATCAATAAAATAAGACGTTTCATTCTTCTTTCTTTTTGGGTTCAGGAGGTTTAGAGTTTGTTTTACTATTCGATGTAGTCAGTCCAAAAGTTGCAAGTGCTCCTGTAAAAACAGAAGCTACAAATGTAATATCTCCACCGCTTTGTCCCTTTTTAATCATAGGGAGGTCAACGTAGTTAAGAGTGATAATAAAACCACTCCAGATAACAACACCTAGTCGGACAAAAGTACCAAGGATTTGTAGTTCATCCTCAGTATTTTCTTTGACTTTATCTAAGAAGTTTTTTCCTCCTTTTTTTTGGTTAGTTTGGTCCATGCTTGTTTAAAAACAGGTTTCATAACAGTTACTAACCACTTAAATAAAGAAGTAGCAGTAAGGGTGGCTGCAACAGACACAACAGCTGTAGTAGCTGCTGTAGTCAGAACTATGCCATCAGGTACCGGCACATCCATTTCTGTAAATGGAACACGTACTGTAGGCTGTTCTGGTATAGGTATAGAAGGTGGTTTAATCGGGGGTTTTTCTGAAGGCGTTGTACCCTTAACCCCCGGAGGTGGTCGAAGGTCGCTAGGAGGCACCACAAGCGGCTTGTATGAGGGCAAATCCGCTCGTGGGACATCTAGTACCGGAGTTGGTAAATTAAGAGGCTCAGGGAGCCTTATGTACGGTAGTACTGGCGGCTCACCTAAGTCCATTACTTAACACCAAAGAAACCACGCTCAATAAAATCAACAGCAGTATCATCGACTGTGTTGTCGCTTTGTTCTGCCGCTTTGCGGAGAAGGTCAACAATCAGACGCTTTACTTTGTCGCTATTGAGGAATGAAAAAAGGATTGGACGGATAAGGGTAATCATAATAGATTAAATTTAAGGTTAATTAAGCTGCTTCTAGTGCAGCAAGTCTAGCTTCAAGAGAATCAATTTTTGCCTTTTGTTCTTGAGCAATTTTAAGAAGAATTGGTGTAAACTCCTCATACTGAATAGAGTCATAGTGACCTGCGTGTGGGTTGTAAGAGCACAACCTAGGGTCAATTTCAGCAACGTCTTCAGCAATAAATCCCCATTTACTATGGGCTGGATTCTCACCTTCATTCATCCTTTTGCTATCAGCATCCCAAGTAATACCTTCGTCTTGACAGTAAGCTTCACAATCATCAATAGTAGGTGATTCACCTTCTGCAAGATTATCTAAATAAGCTTGGGGGTACTCAGGATCGGGAATCAGAGGTCTGTACCATACAGGTTGGACTTCATCAAGAATCCTATTTGCATAAGACAAATCCATTGGTTCGATGTTGGTTTTATACCTTCTACTTGAACTTGCACGTCTCAAGCGTCCATCACTTGTAACACGTACAGTAGATCCACTTGAACCCACAGTATTATTGTAGATACCAAAAAACACAAAGGTTCCACTCTGCATGTATCCACGTCTTACACCGCCAGTAGTAAAGCCGAGGCTGTTAGTTCCATTACGGAATAGACCCGTATCAGTATCACTGGTAAAACACAATCCAGGGTCAACATTAGCCCCATTTTTCATCGTAATATCACCGTCAACCCGTAAAGTAGTTTGGAAATAACCACTTCCATTTACACTAAAGTTACCGTTATCGATAAGCCGCCGGCCAAACATGTAGCCGTCATTTGTATCAGCTTCTAATTGTAATGGATGAGGACCGTCCCACGCTCCAGCTATTCCATTATCATCACACAGAATATAGAGATTATTACTTGCAACATGAATATAAAAATCATCTGCGCCTGATCCAGTGTCAGAAAAAGTAATTGAAGGACTATCTCCTTCAAGAACTAGTTCTGATTGCTGAGTGTCAGTAGGATATACACCTTTAATCTTCAAACCATGATTCATGGTTATAGAGCCATCCAAAGAAGCAAAAGCCGCGGTCTTAATATTTGCTCCGTTTTTACGGCATTGTAAAGTAAGAGGAGCGTCCACTGTATTATTTACATACAGCAAATATCTTGCATCATCAACCTCGCTAAAAGTTAAACCTGCATAATTATCAGTAGCTGGTTTATTTAATACAACTTGACTAGTGCCATTAAAATTAAATTTAGCTGAAGCTAAAAACTCAGTACCAGCTGAATCAACATGTACTTTTTCAGAACCATCGGCAGAAATAGCAACTTTACCGTCAGTACCAGTATCGGTTACGACAACTGACGTATCACCGACAGCAATAGAGGTTACAGCACCATTTGATGCGGCAGTAATACGACCCTGTGCGTCAACAGTAAGGTTTGTAGCTGTATAACTACCACCAATTACACCAGTATCATCCAGTTTAGCAGCGGTTACGGCGTCATCCGCAATATTAGTTGTCTGATTTTCAAAACTATCAACATACGTTTTTGGTACAGCGTCAGCGCTATCAGTGGGGGTACCAAGACCAGTAATCTTGTTACTACCCATTGCCAAATCACCAGTCATGTCATCGCCAGTAACGGCAACATAATTAGTGTTAGCAGAGCTGGTGTCTACATAGTTCTTAGTTGCTGCATCTTGAGCAGCACCAGGGTCACCAAGACCGGTAATCTTGTTTGTACCCATTGCCAAGGCACCCGTCATATCGTCACCAGCAACGGCTACATAGAGCGGGTTAGCAGTGGTTGTAGTGTCTACATAGTTTTTAGTTGCAGCGTCTTGTGCACCGGTTGGATCGGTAACACTGGTAATACGGCTAGTGCTGACATCAACAGTACCAGTACCGTTAGGGTCAATAACTACATTAGCATTTGCAGTATTGGTAGAAATTTTACCTTGCACATCGACAAACCCAGTCCCATCAGGATTTAGGATAAGGTTAGCATTACTGGTTGTAACGATTGAATGTCCATTGGTATCCAAGTTACCACCAAGCTGTGGTGAGGTATCTTCTATAACTTCGTCAATACCAGCAACTGTATCATCAACATACTTTTTAGTTGCTGCATCTTGATCATCAGTTGGGTTAGTAACATTAATAATTTTACTGCTACTTACATCAACACTGCCAGTACCATTAGGCTCTAGCTTAATATTAGCGTTACTTGTAGCATTTGTAATTGTTGCTCGTATATCAACCTTACCAGTACCATCAGGATTGATAGTAATGTCACTGTTGCTAGTAGATACGATGCTGTTGCTATTTACGTCAAGGTCACCGCCAAGTTGTGGCGTCAGATCAGACTTCAGGTTAAACGCAATAGAGCCTGCAGGAATAGTAATAAAACCAAGCTGCTGATCTACTTGGAAAATAGGATCTTCTGTTTGGTTACCACCAATCTTAAACTTACCGTTGTGGTCGGTAGTTGCTGTCCAAACCTTACCATTGTTACTTTCAACAATCTGTTTGGTTTCATCGGGTACACCACCGTTTTCAGGCAAAGCGCTGTAATCAGTACCACTACCAACATATTCCATTGTGTGACCGCTAGATGCGATCATAGAACGAAGATAGAAAGATACAGCAGCGTCGTCGGTAATAGCACCGTTTAGACCTTGGTTTATACTCTTGTTGTTAGGATCAGGACGGCTAATCGTTACAGTCCAACCAGCACCACCTTCAGTATCGGTGTTTGCTGTTGCAGATAGGATCGGATAAATAACACTGTTAACTTCGACCAACATGTTAGTTGCTGGACGTTGTGTGTTACCAAACCATCCAGTTCCTGCAGTAGGTTCATTAACGTTAAAGGATGCCGCTCCATCAGACGCAGCACCATCAACATTAGACGTAAAGATAGCAGATGTAGATTTACCATCAGCCACCAAAGCTTCAGCACCAAAGTCTGTGGTAGATGCAGCCAGGTTGGCTTGACCACCATTCAGTGCTTTGATGTGGTACTTGTTAAAGAAAGCATAGCTAGACGTACACTGTGCATAACCGTTGTTACAAACAAGTGTACCAGGACCATTCAGACCGACGTGGGTGTAGCTGTCCGAAACCATCGAACGTAGCGGGCTAGTGCTCTTAGGCACTGAACCGTCGATAAGCATACCGCCACCAGTAGGCGCAGAATCAGTATCTCCAGCCTGACCACCACGCGGATTGTGAGCAAGCAGGTCATTGTTATCAATCTCACTGTCAGAGAAGTTAGTACAATTCTGAATATATGGAGATTTAGTAATATAGCTACCATTATAAAACGCAAAGTTCCAACCCTGACGATTAGGTAGAGCAGCATCAACAGTGTTGCCTGTACCTGTGTTGGCTTTCATGCCAGTCAACGTAAGGTTTTGCAAGAACGAACCACTGTTTACCTCAAACAGAGCGTGGTTGCCAACAGCGTGATCACCTTGTGTTGCAACAGTTGGGTGTATAATGCAGCTCCGCAACGCCATACCAATAATAGATACGTTACGGCGTTTAATTTGAATAGGTGCAGCTTCCTGGTAAACACCGGCAGCAACAATAACGGTCATACCGTCACCACCACCAATAAGAGGCAGCTGGAATCCACTACCACCATTACCACCAAGATTAGCATCATCTGCTGATAGGACATCACCAATCTGATACTCTTGGATTGTATTGCTAGAAACGTTAGTTACAGAAGTAACAGAACCGCCAGAGACCACAATAGTCGCTGTCAATCCTGATCCGGTTGTCCCACCAGTCAGAGGTACGGTTGTATAAGCACCATCGGCATAGCTACTACCACCATCAAAACCATCAGAGGTTTCAGTAGAAATAGAAATGTCAGCGTTGATGTCTGCGATAGCCGCTTTGATTGTAGCTTTTGGTGAACTAATCCGGTGACCAGTTGAACCATCACTACCACCAGCCTTATCAACATAAATAACCTTGTCCTGAGTTCGGAAACC